AAACCGACCTACAAAGGGGTTGGTTTATTCTGAATACAATTTATACACAAGTACTGGAAGACCATCAAATAGATATGGTGGTGTTAACTTTGCAGCACTTAAAAAAGAAGATGGTACACGAGAAAGTTTTACAAGTAGATATGAAAAAGGTTCTCTTGTTAGTTATGACTATGACGCATACCACATCAGATTAATAGGAGAACAAGTTGGATATGATTTTAAAGATGGTTCTATACACGAAGAATTAGGTAAGTTTTATTTTGATAAAAAGAAACTAACTAAAGAAGAGTATAATGAATCAAAGAAAAAAAGTTTCCAATTATTGTATGGTGGTATTGATAAAGAATATTTAGGTCATGGATTTTTTAAAAAGGTTGATGGATTCGTAAAAGAGATGTGGAAAGAATATAAAAAAGGTGTGGTAAAACACCCAGTATCACATTTTGAAATAAAGAACTTGGAAAACCCAAATCCACAAAAAGTATTTAACTATTGGATACAACATACAGAAACCACTCGTAATACCGAAGTACTTAAGGGTGTGTTGGATTATTTAGCAAACAAAAAAACCAAACTAATTATGTATACTTATGATAGTTTTCTGTTAGATTTTGACATGAACGAGGGTGTGGAAGTATTAAAGGGTGTGCAAATGGTATTGGAGAGGGGAAATTATCCAACAAAAGTAATGGTAGGAAAAAACTATTCTGAGGAAGTAAACATAACAAATAAGTTAACAAGTTGATATTTATAGTAGGAGAATAATATGATTTTAACAGAACAAGTAATAAATGAAGTTTTAGAACGCCTTGATGAAAAAGTTGATACAAAGGTAGATTTGACAGATGACAAACATCTTGCTAAATTAGAATATATTATGCTCTTTGAAATGAATTTCCCGTTATCAGATACCCACGAAATGTTAGATAGACTTAATGAAAAAAGAAATCCAGGTGATATATGGAAAACATCACAAGGATGGGCAGGATTAAAACCTGGTGAAGAAAAAGCACAATACGGAATGCCCGATAGAGAAAGTGCTGAAAGATATGTAGGTAGTGGTGGTAAAGAAAAAGACAAAAAAGATGTAAACATTTTTGGTAAAGAAGAAGACCCTAAAGATTTAAAAAAGAAAACGAAGAAAGAAAACCCAAAGAATAAACCAATATCACAAGAAGAAATAAATGATGTAGATGGTAAGTCAAAAGAAAGAGTATTGGATGGAAAAGACGCCCCACCAGGAACTGAGTCTTCCGCAGTAAACGAGATTGGAACTGGATATGCTATGGCGTGTATGGATGAGTCTCCTAAAGATGTGGATGGATGTTTAGATGAAAAATTAAAAGGGACACGATTGGGAAGAAAACCGGGTAATAATAGTGAAGAAAAAAGAGGACATATGATACGAGCTGCTCGTAGAGAGAAACAACGAGTAAACGCTACTTTAGAAAGAGAGGGTATGAACCCTAAAAATACAAAAGTTTCACACATCGGTGGTTCTAAAGGTTCTTTGGATGATGCAGTTAAGAGGTTAGATGAATTACAAAAAGCAGGTTTGAAAGAAGTTAATGGTATTGATATTGATGATTACAAATTGATTATAAAAGCAGGTGGTGGTGGAGAAGACCCAACCGATACTTTGGTAGTTATGGTTGAGTATGATGAAAATGGAAAACCAATTAAAGCACAAATAAACCACACCTCAAATAAGATGACTTCATCAGACCAACAATCAAATAGTGGACCTGTTAAAACAGCAAAAAATAATAATGAAAGAGCAAAAAAGAGTCTACCGAAAGAAGCACATAAAGAAGCAGATAAGATTGAGAAAGATACACAAACTGAAATACGAAAACAAAGAAAACTTCAAGCAGAATATGTTGGTACATATGCAAAAAGACTTGACAAATTTGCTGATGACCCTGAAATTCTTGATAAGATATACAGAAGACTTATGAATGGTAAGGATGGTAACCCACCTGGGATAAGTTCAACAGAAGCAAAATATATGGATGGTGTTCTTAAAAGAGTTGGTCTTAAACCAGGTGAACGAAAAGACTTACTAAACCCACCAAACGAAGCAGAATTAAAGAAACACCTAAAGAAATATCTAAAGATGTTAAAGGATAAAGAACCAGGTGGAGAAGACGGAGCAACTGCATTAAGTTCAAGTACAGACATACCTATAATGGTAAGATTGTTACAACAAGAAAAAATGATAACTGGAAAAGCACCGATTGACCCACCAATGCTTGATTCGGATTTAAAGAGTTATTATGAAAAACAAACAGATGCTTTAAACACTCAAAGAGAAGAGTTGAATAAACTTGGAGCAAAAAATGGTCAAGAAAATTTAGGAAATAAAACTTTTATCAGAGATTTAATTAAGAGAATGCATTTAGATATTTCAGAAGGAGCTAACCCAGGTGGAATACCAAATCAAAATTTTGAATTAATTCATGGTAGTCTTGGGTATAAGAATGAAATACGACAAGATGACAATGGTGATATGTATGAAAAAGGTAAGGGTGGTTTCTATAAATTAGATAAGAATGGTAAACCTACTGGTGAACCAGTAAAAAAAGAAGACTTAAATGACTTTGATTGTCCTGTAGTTGGAAACTCAGATACACACAGACATTGTCTTGGTCTAAAAGAAGGACAGAAAGTGGAAGAGGGGTTTGATGTGAAATATGAAGAGTATAAGATGAAAGATGGTACAACGACTATTAAGGCGTTGATATATGATAGAAATAATAAACCTATTGCAGTACAAACTTGTAGACCAAAGTCTGGTCCAGGTGGTATGATACAAGATAGTATGGTTTGGAGTAAAGACTATGAAATCTGTTTAGCAAAACAATCTAAACTCCAAGGGTATTGTGAATAATGAATACTCAATTACTATGTTCATTCTCTCAAAGGAGAGACTATAAAGATATTGTTGACCTCGTCAAAGAGAGTTATGATGTTGTCTTCAACAAAATTTATATTCTGGAAAATGTTGAGAATCATAGGCAGATGATGTTAACTTATAATGTTAACAAAGGAAGTAGTATACACTTACCACATACAATTTCTTTACACAGAAAGAAACACACTAATTCATTGTACACTATAAACGCAATTAACGAAATTGTGATATTATTAAACGATGGTTCAATGGATAAAAACTTTCCAATTCCTTGGGAAAATTATCGTAACTCTATGTTACTTACTGGTGATGAAGGGTTAAAAGTTATCAAAACAAAATTATTTAAAATAATTGATGTTTAGTAAAAAAAACACTTGACTTGTATAGTAAAAGTGTTGTATATTTAGGTATGGAAAATGGGGATAGTACAACCATTTTCAAAATAAAACAAATAGGTTATGAATGAAAAAAGTATATATAGATACAAATGAAGCCGCAGAGGCAAAAAGAGAAAAACTAAATGACAATGTTATAGTTGCGTATGATACACATGGTGACATAGTGGGTGTTGAAGTACTCAATCCAGTTGGTCTTGATATTGATGACGAATTAGTCGTTGATTACACAACAGAAGGTTTTGAAGACTTTAAGTTTAATCCAAATGAAACAAATGAGATATGGGGAATCGCATGAAAATAATAGAAAAAAATTCTCGTGAAGTTATAGTAGTCCAGGAATCAGAATATAAGGATAACACATTCGTTGATATCAGAGTTCATGGTAAAAATGATAATGATGATTTAATACCAACCAAGAAAGGTGTAGCATTAAATCCAAAGTTTGTTCCACAATTGATTGAAGCACTATTAGAACTTGCAGAAGAAAAGGAATGGGAAAATTTCAAAACTAATTAAAAATAAATTGATGTTTTCACTTTCAGTTAGATACTTATTTTTGGTTACAGAAATAGTAACTAAACAATGAATAATAATAAAATAACAAATACACTTAAGGAGAAACAACATGGCTCTTAATTTAGACCAAATTCGTAATCGTCTCAATTCACTTCAGACAACAACCTCAAGAACAAATAATATGTATAAACCACAACCTGGTAAACAAGTTGTTCGTATTTTACCTTATAAGTTCTCAGATGACACCACAGTAGGTGGTGCTTTTATTGAGCAGTATTTTCACTATGACATCAATAAAAGAACATATCTTTCACCGATTACTCGTGGTAATCCAGACCCTATTCAAGAGTTTGCAGAAAGACTAAAATCTACTGGTAGTCGTGAGGATTGGAATCTGTCTAAGAAACTCACTCCTAAACTTCGTACATTTGCAGCAGTAGTTGTTCGTGGTGAAGAGGGTGAAGGTGTTCGTTTTTGGGGATTCGGAAAGATGGTATATGAAGAATTACTATCTATCTTAGCAGACCCAGATTATGGTGACATCACAGACCCAGTGAGTGGAAGAGATGTTCAAGTTGAAGTCAAAATGCCAGAAGAAACTGGTAAGTCATATCCAACAACAACGATTAGGGTAAAACCAAATCAAACTCCAGTATCATCTGATGAAACTCAAATGAAAAATTGGGTTGAGAATCAAACTGATATGAAGGAAATCTTTACAGAAAACACATATGATGAACTGAAAGAGATTCTTCAGAATTGGTTGAATCCAAGTGATGATGTACAAGAGGAAAGTGTTGGTACGAAAGAAGACACAACTGAGTCTAAGTCTACTGAAAAAACAACTTCAGCAGATACCACAAAGGTCACTAATGTAAGTGACGCATTTGACGAATTGTTTAATTCATAAAACGACAATCAATATAGTGGGTAGTATCTTACAACAACGATGAGATGGCTGTTATTGTACGCCTAACTACCCACTTTTTTACATAGAGGAAAGAAATTAATGAAAAAGAAAGAGACAATACGAGACGAACTTGCTGATGTTCTTGCTGATAAACTAAATAATCAGTTCAAGGATGGTAAGGTCGCATATTTTCTTGATGGGGCTACTGAGTCACCATCTTCAATTAGAGATTGGGTTTCTACTGGGTCATCAATGTTAGATTTAGTAATATCTAACCGACCAGATGGTGGATTACCCGTAGGTCGTATAACCGAGGTTACAGGTCTTGAAGCATCTGGTAAATCGTTATTGGCAGCACATACTCTTGCAAACACTCAGAAAAAGGGTGGAGTGGCAGTTTATATTGACACAGAGAGTGCCGTTAGTCATGACTTTTTAGAAGCAATAGGTGTTGATTTAGAAAAAATGTTATATGTACCACTTGATACAATTGAAGACATATTCTCAGCTATAGAGCATATTATAGATACGATTCGTAGTTCAGACAAAGATAGGTTAGTCACAATTGTGGTTGATTCAGTAGCCGCAGCATCTACGAAAGTTGAGATGGAAGCAGACTTTGATAAAGATGGTTATGCGACAACCAAGGCAATAGTAATTTCAAAAGCGATGAGAAAAGTTACAAATCTCATTAGTCGTGAAAGTATATGTCTCTTGTTTACAAATCAATTGAGACAGAAGATGGGTGTTATGTTTGGAGACCCTTGGACAACAAGTGGGGGGAAGGCGTTAGCATTCCACTCTTCTGTTCGGTTGAGATTAAAGAACCTTGGTCAGATAAAACAAAAAGTATCTGGACAAGACCAAACAATTGGTATCAAAACAAAATGTCAAGTAGTAAAGAATAGGATGGGGCCTCCAATGAGACACGCAGACTTTGATATCTACTTTGATTCTGGTATTGATGATGTTGGTAGTATATTAAAAGTTCTTAAGAACTATAAACTCGTTAAGTCTGGTGGAGCGTGGTATACATTAAAGATTGATGGTAAAGAAGATATTAAGTTTCAAGCAAAAGACTTTGAAGAAATACTAAATAGAGATGGTATGAAAGAGTATTTATATGAATTGATTTGTGACAAACTCATTATGAAATATAAAGAAAAACCAAACCATACTATTGGTGAAGATGTTGAATATGATAAAGAAGTAGAGGGATAGAATATGCCAAAGAACTATTTGGAAATGTTCAATGACCTTGTAGACGAAAAAGAACATCAATCAAAGTTTTCAGATAAGAACGATAGAATACTTTTAATAGATGGTTTGAATACATTCATAAGAAACTCCTCTGTTAACCCAGCAACTAATGACGATGGTCTTCATGTCGGTGGGTTAGCAGGTTCTCTTAAATCAATTGCATTAGCAATTAGAACAACATCTCCAACTGCTTGTGTTGTTGTTTTTGATGGTAAGGGTGGTTCTTCTAAACGAAGAAAGTTATTTCCAGAATACAAAGCAAATAGAAAAGTACATCGTAGACTAAATAGAACTGATTTTCACGATGGTATAAACGAAGAAGAAGCAATGAAAAGACAAATTGTAAGACTCTTTGATTATTTAGAAACACTACCTATAAAGACTATGATGTTTGATGGTATGGAAGCAGATGATGTCATAGGATATGTATGTTCTAACCTATATCCTGATTCAGAGAAAGTAATTTATTCAATGGATAAAGATTTCTATCAACTGGTAAATGACAAGGTTTCTGTTTATAGTCCAATCAAGAAGATGACAATTGATGAGAAATGGATTGACCATGAATTTGGTATGACACCAAATAACTATTTAATATACAGAACATTAGATGGAGACAAATCTGATGACATAGATGGTGTTAAAGGTTGTGGTCATAAAACTCTTCAAAAAAAACTACCTCTTTTGTTTGACGAAGAGATAGTTAATATAGATGATGTTCTTAAGTATTCCAACGAACACAAATCAGAAGCAAAGGTTTTAGAAAACATATCAAATGATGGTAAAAAATTACATAGAAATTATAAACTTATGCAATTGTTAGATGTTGACATCCCAGCAAGAGCAAAATCAAGAATACGAGGTATCATGGATTCCAATGATGGTGGTCTTCGTAGAGGAAGTTTACATAAAATGTTATTAGAAGATAAGATGTTTGATTCATTTAAGAACCTTGATTATTGGCTTCGGTCTTCCTTTACAACACTACAAGCGTTCTTGAGTTCTAAATGAGTCAAGTAGAAAACTTTACAAACTACGGAAAAGCATTTCAATCAAAGACAATTGTCTGTTTAATAAAAGACAAACTATTCATACAACAAATATTAGATATATTAGAAACAAAATATTTTGAATCTGAGTCTGATAGATGGATTGTTGACATGATAAAAACATACTTTACAAAGTATAAAAAAGTTCCAACTATGGACGCAATAAAAGTAGCACTATCTGAAATAGATAATGATATATTAAAAGTGGGTGTAGTTGAAAACTTAAAAAATGCTACAAAGTATGTTAGTGCAGATGATTTAGATTTTGTTAAAGAAAAATGTATTGACTTCTGTAGAAATCAAAATTTAAAGAATGCTATATTACAATCAGTTGACTTACTTGGTGCTAAGAACTATGATGGTATTAAGAAGTTGGTTGATGACGCAATGAAAGCAGGTACTGAAAGAGATATTGG